AGAGAAGTATTATATTGTTTTAGAGGTAAAAATACAAAAGATTATTTAAAAAACAACCAAACACACATTCATAGTACACAAAACTTTTTACAAGGAATGTTTAATTATGCTTCTTCTTTAAAGGCGTCGGCTTGTAATTATTATACTAATTATCTTTGGAATAATTTATCAACACACCCTAGAAAAGATGATTTTAAATGCTGGCATATGGAACATTCTGATGATTATGCTCAAATTATTGTTTATAACAATGAGCATGAATTTGAAAATTATAGATCCTTTTTCAAAATGTGCATGAAATTATCTGGTTATAATGATAGTGATAGGAAAACTAATTGTCAGTCTGTTTTCTTGGAGTTTGTGTCATTAATTTCTTTCAATGGTCAAATGATATACCCAAAAATTAAGAAAACAAAAGAAGTTAACTTATCTTTACCATGTACGGGTTATAAAACAGATATAGAAGCTGGTTTATCTAGACAAGGTGAATGTTCTAGAATGGGTTGCTCAAATTCTTTCTGTTACTTTTTTCAAAGACTACATAATTATTGTATCAGAGACGCATATTCATTGTTGGATGGGCAAAAAAATGATTTAGGGATTGATGAATACAAGACACCTATAGAATGGTTTGGCACACCCGATCAGTTTCCTTTACTAACACTTCTATGTAAGGGTAATGTTAATAACTATAGACTGTATCAGTACGGTGATGATATGGCAAAAAGAATGATCACAACCTCCTTTGTTTTAGCACAAACCACAAAAGATGTTGATCTAGTAGCCCATTCTATTGATGATTATACAAATAGGTTGTATCACCCTAGGTACAGTTATATGATAAATAACAACATTTTAAGAACATTTAAACATAAATTTAAATTAAGTGATCAAATGGCCACAAAATATTGGGAAGAAAAACCAACATATAAAATTTTGAAGCCAAATAATACAAGGGAATTAATTAATTGGTTAAAAATTATGTTTACAAATAGATCTTTTATCGAGGCCTATGTTAGTTTAAGTAGGACACAAATGACTTTAAGGTTATCTGGTTATGTTAAGGGTAGAAAATTATTAAAGGCTCTAGTGGACCAAGTATGGGGTGACGAAGAAAAACCGACAAAAACTGAACTAAAGAAATATAGGGAGGAACATATGATGACAATAAGAGAAAGTTTTCTTTATATGTATAATAACTTAATAAATGATTATAAAATTGTAGACGAAAAATACCTCAAAAAGATTATAATGAAATCAGACCCCACATGTTTCTCCTTATATCATATGTTCGATAATAATGAGTTTATGATTATAAAAAAACAACAAAGACCCCAAGTTGGTTCAACATTGCCATACAAACCCACGTTTTATCATGTTGAAAATGATCCTGGTGTAATCCTACAATATATGTTAAACCTTGAGGATTTTAAGAAAGATAGGAGGAAGGTGAAGAGTGAATCCTCTTTACAAAGAGATATTAATACGATAATTTCAATATATGGTGATAAAATGAGTTTATATAAAAAAGAAATCCAAATAATTTATAATGATTTGTCGTTAACAAAAAACAAAAAAACACTTTACGTTGGTTATTCATATGGTCAAAAAAATGTTTATGAAACCCTCAGAGAAATCTTGATGTATAATTTTTGTTATAACAAGGGGATAATCATGAGTGATAACACACAACAAATTACGATACAACCAAACACAGGTAATCTTTTCTATTATCATCAAAAGAAAAATGTTACAGAAACAAGCTTAGCCTGCTTATGTACTTTAACTTTGCAATATGTTTATTTTAGGAATATTTTGGGATTAAGCCTTACTATGACAAGAGAACAATTAAATAATTATATATACGAAATTACAACCATTGATAAAAAATATTCTAAAACAATGGATTATCATGAACTACTTTGTCAATTCAACGAAACAACACTAAAAGAGGAAAACGAAACTTGTTATTTAAAAATGGCTGCTTATTTACAATTTGATTTACTTGGTGACCCTAGCTTACTAATAAAAATAGCCTCCAAATTGTATACCTATACCTATAATTACACCAAGGTCGCAAGAAAACATGACAATAAATATGAAGGTGAAACAAATTGTTTAATGAAGTTTGCAAACTATTATTTTGAAATGAAACAACATAACGAGGATAAACCAACCTTGTACACTGAATGCACAAAAATAAACTTAGTAAAGCTTGCATATTTGATATCACTCAAACTTGGTCATATTATCAATTTTGATACTGTATTGGAGGCTCATTTAAAATATAATTTGGATAGTTACCTAATAAAAACAAGGCTTGAAAATAATAATCAGGATAGGTATCTCTGTTATGTTCATGGTAAATATAGGTGGGTTAATAAAAAAATTATCGATTATCCATATCTCCCCATAATATATAAGAGTAATATCAAAAAAACTCAACTACATTCAACAAACAAAATTGGTGAGATGAACCCCATAATTGATATTTCTACTTTAACAGTTAGGGTAAATAATAATAAATTATTTAAATTACCATTTTGGGTATGTGAACAAAATGTTTCTGTTAAGTGTAGAAACCCAAACAAATTAATAGAAGGGATACCCACGTCAACTTGGTTGGTGAACAAATTGTTTGAAAAGATTGTTAACAACAAGGGGTTAACAAAACATGATATTAAAGATTTTAAGATGGATAACTCAACAGAAATATATATATTGGATAAGTTAAACACAAAGTTTATTCATGATAGGCTCATTCGCTGGGGGTTTGATGATTATTCTTCTGAATTAAAAAAATTATCAAAGGATATTGTTGTTAATAGTAATATAATTTTTATTGAGGAAAACAAAAATGATCTTGTCGAAGGTGATTTGTATACTTATCTACAACCTGAAAAAATGGATTTAAATTTAATCAAAATGACATCAATTAATGATATAAAAAAGAATAACAAACCTGATTATGATTTAATTGGCAAATTAAGAATGCCTGAAAAGTATTTATATAAACCAAAAAACCCAATAAAAAAAGAACTAAAATTAATAAATATTTATACACAAAATACCAGGAATTGTGAAATTTATTATATTGATCACTACAAATATTTTGATGGTTTAGAAGATTCCTGGGTTGATGGTTTGGGGTTATGGGCCAATTTATTTTTAAATGAAAAAAACATAATCATCGAGCCTGACCAAGATGTCTATTATAAAAAAACCCTTGTGATTAGAAAAAGAGATTCAAATTATGAATATTTATACAGATATATAATAAACAATAAACCAACAAATTATTTACCTGAGGTTGAAAACATGCTAATAAAGATGAAAATTGATGATAAAGAAAAGGAAGCGCAAAATACACAAATGATTAGTTTACTTGGTAAATTAAATTATGATTTTAAACTACCTAAATTTGAAGATATTGATGAGAGCACTTTCATGGAATATGACGACAGTGAGGAGGATAATAATTTAATATCTAAAGAAGAGGATATTATAACACCTATCATTGATGATAATGAAAAGAATAAAAAGATGATGATGTTAATGGGTTTTTGCGAAGATGAATCAAGTAAAAATAAGAAAGAAAACGAAACAACAAAAAATGAAAAAATATCTCTAGAGGAAGAGGGTTTCTGTATGGATGATATAGAATTTGTGGAACCAATAATTGATGATGATGAAAAAAATAAGAAAATGATGTTGATGTTAGGTATATATATGGGGCCAGCAATTCCGAAAAATGATGAACCAAAAGAGAAGGTTGTTCCCAAGAACGATATTCTGGAGGAGGATGAGAAAGAGGAGGAAAAGAGGGAAATAAAAGTTAATTCTATAGTAATACCAGAAGAACCATTTGATCAACAGAGTTTAAAAGAAAATATTGAAGAAATAAATATAGAAGATACAGAAAACATAGCATGTATTCTTGATGAAGAGGATGAAGATTATATTGTTAAAGAGAAAGAAAAGTACAAAAACAACGAACAAAAAACAATGATTGTAAATAAATGTATAGATTTCACAAATATTACATTATTAAAACAACATAAAGATGATTTTGAAGTTAGAACCTATAGTATGGTAGAAAGAAGTAAATTAACGCACACACCAATCTTGTTACAATTTTTCGAAAAATATCTTTTGTTGGAGTTTAATTTTGTCGAAACGCATAAGTACATTAAGGAAATAAAATTTTTACTTTCAAAACTTAAATTTTCTAACTTATTAAAATATACACCGAGATGTTTTTATTATGGGTATTTATTTTTACTATTACAAGATAAAATGATAAATCTACTAAGGACAGAAATTCTCTCCAACAAATATGCCATCATTTATGATGAAGATAAAGATACATTCTCCCATTATGATATAAGATTAATTAAGACCGAAGATAGTAATTATAATGAATATTATGAGTACGCATATCATGATTTTGGTGATTATTATATAATTCTAGAGGACACAAATAAGAATGCCTTTGATATAACCCCAACAGATGAACCATTCATATTCCTTCAGCCAAATCTAAAGACCAGAATGGCAATAACAATAAATATATTAACTCTTGAGGATGAAGAAAAAAAGAAAAAAATGATTAACACACAAAATATTTTAAAACCAAAAAACAAAAAATTCATGAAAAAGTAGAATGTGTGAAAACAAGGTAAAAAAAGAAAAAAAGAAAAAGGGGAACTAGAGAAAAAAAGAAAAAAGAAAAAGGTT